AATGCTTCGTATACATAATTCTTCTAGTGATGTTATTATAGAAGCTAAAGTTCAAGATAAAGATATTATATTTAAAGGTGATGATGGTGGATCAGGTGTTACAGCTTTAACTTTAGATATGTCAGCGGGTGGTATAGCTACTTTTGGTGCTGCAGCTAATGTAGCTCAACAAGCAATTACTTCATCGTCGAATGCAGTTGCTTGGGATGCTTCCGATAAACCAAACGCATACCATCAAACATCAGAAAATACGACTTTCTCTGCACCAAGTAATGCAGTTGAAGGTGCATTTATTTGTGTAGAAATTAATTATAACGGTTCTCATAGTATTGGTTGGAACACCGTTTTTGAATTCGCCGCGTCAACTGAAGCAACGGAAACAGCGACAGATGGTAAAACTGACATCCATGTATTCCGGTACAATGGAGCAGTTTGGCAAGAAGTAGGTAGAACATTAAATTTAGCTGAGAGTTAATAGGAGATAATATGTGGGCATTAGTAGAATCAGGATCAATTACAAAATTTATAAATAACCCAAAAGGGTTAGTTATTGGCGATGTTCGTTATTCAAGAAAAATATTTGAATTATGGAGCAAGTCTGAACTAGAAGCTAAAGGTATTTATGAAGTAGAAATGGATAATTCTAAAAAGAAAGATGAGCAATGGTATGTAAATACTAATATTACTTATGCTTTTGGAAGTGGTAAAGTTACAGGTTCATATGGAGATGCTACAGCTAAAGCTCATGCAGATACCAAATGGACACAAGCACAAATAGATGATCCTTCACTTGTTGGTCAAGCACCAGATGGTGCTGATACTAATACTGTTAGAATAGAAGGTTTAAAAACAAGATTAATTAGAACAGTTAAAAAACAAGCTGCTGGAATATTACAAGATACTGATTGGTACATAACTAGAAAAGCAGATGCTGGAACAGCAGTACCATCATCTATTACAAATCATAGAGCAGCAGTAAGAACAAAAGCTGCTGAACAAGAAACAGCTATTACTAATGCTAGTGATACACCAGCTCTTGAAACTTTATACACATACACAGAACAAGAGGATGGATCAGTTACACGACCATTAGGTGAACTACCAACACTGGAGAGCTAATGCCTTTAATTTTATCAGGTAATGTAGCTTCAGCTTTACCAACTGGTTATGAAGTAGCCAACTCATGTAGATTTAATGATGACGATAGTGCGAGATTAGCAATAACTCCATCAGGCGATGGAAGCGCTGAAAAATGGACTTTGTCATTTTGGATTAAAATGTGTGGAATAACTACAGACCAAAGAACTGTTAGAGCTTATGCAGTTAGTTCAGGTGGATCAAGAAGTTCTATTTATTTTGATGCTAGTGATCAATTTTCAGTAGGATTTAATCCAGGTGCAAGTGGTTGGACAACTTGTACCTTACAAGATAATAGTACAAATATGAGATTTCGGGACCCCAGCGCCTGGATGCACTTCGTAGTTGCTTGTGATACAACACAGGGAACAGCGGCGAACAGATTAAAAGGATATGTTAATGGTGTTCAAAAAGCTTTTGATGCTTATCCAGCAGAAGATATGGATACAATGTTTAATAAAAGTGGTAGAGCACAATATATAGGTTGGAGAGGTTATACAACAGGTTATATAGATGATTATTTAGCAGAAGTATGTTGGATTGATGGAACTCAATATGCTGCCAGCGATTTCGGTGAATACGATTCTGACAGCCCAAGGATATGGAAGCCCAAGGATGTTAGTGGACTCACGTTCGGTACGAATGGGTACTATCTTGACTTTGAAGACAGTTCAGATTTAGGTAATGATGTATCAGGAAATAATAATGATTTAACTTCAACTAATCTAGCCGCAACAGACCAGAGCATTGATACTTGCACAAATAATTTTTGTACTAATAATAGCATAGCGCCAGATACCACAGGTACTGATTCTCATACTTTTTCTGAAGGAAATCTAATCATAACAACAGGTTCAGATGGTTGGTGGAATACATTTGGAACTATTGGAATTACTAGTGGAAAATGGTATTATGAATATTTAACTACAGGTTCTGGTACTATTGATCAAATTGTAGGTTTTGCAAAAAGTAATTTTAGTAGAGGAGAAAATGGAGGTCTTGAACGAGCTGATTGTTATACTTTATATGCTGCTTCAGATGGTAATGGCAAATTATATACAGATTCAGCCACTAACGTAAATAAAGGATCTGGTTATTGTTGGACATTTGATGATATTATAATGGTAGCAATAGATTGTAGTTCAAGAAAAATTTGGTATGGTAAAAATGGAACTTGGTTAGGTTCTGGAGACCCTGCAAATGATTCAAATGAAGCACAAGCTATTTCTGCTGAAGATATGGCTTATGGGTTACTTCCAGGATTTTCTGGTTATCATTCTGGCGCTACTGCTTTAATGAATTTTGGCTCTCCACCAACTGGATTTGCAATTTCATCAGGAAACGCAGATGCTAATGGTTATGGAAATTTTGAATATGCTCCACCATCTGGATTTTATAGCTTATGTACAAAAAATCTTGCGGAGTTTGGAGGATAAATGGCAGCTTATACAACAATAGATGATCCATCAGCATATTTTAAAGTCCAGAAATGGACCGGAACAGGAAGTTCTAATGCTGTTGCTTTTAATGATACTGATACAAATATGCAACCGGATTTTGTTTGGGGTAAAAGTAGAAGTGATACTTATAATCATTTTTTGTTTGATTCTGTTAGAGGTACAACAAATCTTTTAACTGCTGATGAAGATGGTGCTGAAAGTGATCTTAGCTCTGCAGGAGTAACAGCTTTTGGAAGTGATGGTTTTACTGTTGATGGCAATCCATATAATAAAAGTTCAGATTTATACGTAGCTTGGTGCTGGAAAGCTGGAACATCATTTACCAATGACGCAAGTGCAACAAGTGTTGGCACTATAGATAGTGCTGGAAGCTCAAATTCCACTTCTGGTTTTAGTATTGTAACCTATACCGGCACAGGCAGTTCAGGTTCGATAGCTCACAATCTGGGATCTGCACCAACAACAATTTTTATAAAAAGAAGAAACTCATCAGATAGTTGGACTGTTGGACATAATAGTAATGGTTGGGGTGGGTTTTTAAGATTAGACACAACACAAGCATTTGGAAGTGATACTAGTACTTGGACCAATACAGCACCAACATCTACTGTATTTGCTGTTAATACTAATGATGTAAATAATGATGGTACAACTTTTGTTGCCTACTGTTTTGCAGAAAAACAGGGATTTTCAAAATTTGGATCCTATACCGGCAACGGAAATGCCAATGGACCGTTCGTTTACACCGGCTTTCGTCCGGCTTTTGTTTTACAAAAAAGCACAGCAGTTCAAGGTTGGCAACTACAAGACAATGAAAGAGAAGGATTTAATGGAGACAATGATCTTTTACAACCACATGATTCTGCTGCAGAAAGTGGTGTAAATAGAGTAGACCTACTTTCAAATGGATTTAAGGTTATTACAACAGATGCTGGTCAAAATACAGATGATCAAAAATATGTTTACTGGGCATTTGCAGAACAACCATTCGTAAATTCTAATGGAGTACCAGCTAACGCGAGATAATTATGCTACAGAAAATTAACATACAACCAGGATTTAACAAACAAGTTACAGCAACGGGTGGCGAGGGCCAATGGAGAAGTGGAGACTATGTTCGTTTTAGATATGGAACTCCTGAAAAAATAGGTGGCTGGGCACAATTAGGAGATATTACTCTTACAGGTAGAAATACTGCACTACACCATTTTGTTAATGCATCAGGTATTAAATACGCAGCTTTAGGCACAAACAGATTTTTATATGTATATTCGGGAGGAGCATTTTATGATATTACTCCTCTTAAATCTACAACAACTTTAACTAATGCTTTTACTACAACAAATGGTGATGCAACGGTTACATTAACTTTTTCATCTGATCACAATATATCTAAATACGATATTATCCGTTTAGATAATTTTACTGCTATTACTAATTCTAATTTTAGTTCTGGTGATTTTGATGATACTAATTTTATGGTAACAACAGTTCCAAGTTCAACAACATTAACAATTGAAATGGGATCAGCTGAATCAGGATCAGGAGCAAGTACTTCTGGTGGAATAAGAGTTAAACATTTTTATTCAATTGGACCTGCTGTTGAAGAATCAGCAGCTGGTTGGGGATTAGGTTTATGGGGCGGTACTTCATTAGGCGCGGTTAGTTCTACTTTAGATGGTGCTTTAACTGCAAGTTCATCTAGTATTGTTCTAGATGATTCAACAGGTTTTCCAGCTTCAGGAACTGTTTTAATAAACGATGAAAGAATTGCCTATACATCAAATACCACAGGAACAGGAACTTTATCAGGTTTAACTAGAGGTTCAGATAATACAACAGCAGCATCACATTCTGATGCAGCTACTGTAACCAATGCATCAGATTATACAAAATGGGGTGCATCGCAAACAGGTGATATTGTAACGGCTCCTGGTTTATGGACCTTGGACAATTATGGAAATAAATTGATTGCAACTATCGTGGATGGTGCAACTTTTGAATGGGATTCAGATGCAACTGGTGCGACATCAACACGAGCAACTATTATTTCTAATGCGCCAACAGCAGCAGTACAAACTTTAGTATCTACACCAGATAGACACTTAGTTTGTTTTGGAACAGAAACTACAATTGGAACTACATCAACACAAGATGACATGTACATACGTTGGTCGGATCAAGAATCGATTAATGCTTCAACTTCTTGGGCACCTTCAGCAACCAACACAGCTGGTACACAAAGACTGGCCGATGGATCA